CGATGCAGTTGTACCAATCTTGGTATGTATGTTCCATGTTTATATCCTACGATTAACTTGTTTAGGTGTCATTTTCCACATTTCATCAAGCGTAACATCCGTTTGACCAACATGAAGTCCTGTAACTCTGTGATCTTTGAGGATAGGAGTATCCTCGTCTTTCCATACAATACTGAGATAACGGAACGCATCCGCAGAGTGGCTTGTCCAATCGTGCTTTGGGCGATCTCTAAATACTTTCTTATCATCATCCCACTCTCGCTGATATTGTCGTAAACATTCGATACCTTCTTCGCATCTATTATCAAACCAAGTGCGAGTTAATGCAAGTCGTGTTGCTTGAATACCATCCTGTAATGACAGATTTGGTACGATTTTTAGATGTTTTAAGTCAATTTTTGCAGAAATTTGCTCGATTATGCTCTTACCACCACTAGCCAATGTTTTAGCCCTAGCATCGTGAGGCAGGTAATGATAGCCATATTTGTACCCAAACTCATCTTCTTTTTGAGCTAATAAACCTGTGTAATATGGGATAGCTTGACCGTTACTAGAGTGATGATCTAGCACCCTGATCTCACCATATACAACCTGAAACCACCAAATAGATGTACTGTCATTAAATCCTAAGTCCCATGCAGTATGACAAGGAAACATTGGGTCATAGTCAACAGTAGTAATACGCTCTAAGTCTGTAAGCCTACGCATTTCTTGGCCGTAATAAGCACCCATAATGGCAGCCTCAAAGCTACATAGAAACTCTTGTTCGTACTGGTTATCAGACATAGTAGCCTTGGCATCATCTAACTCGGTCTGAGGCAATATGTTTGTTTGGTCGGCTCTTAGCGTTTTTACATACCAATTAGGCTTTTTGGTGGCTTCGTTATATATATCGTAAAAGGCGTTATGGCCCTTTGGCGTACCAATAAAAGTAGCCCAACCCAATCTATCTGCCAATAGTGGTCGGATAATCTCACCCCATACTGACGGCTTCATATCGGCCATTTCATCCATAACTACGCCATCTAGGAAGTTGCCACGCAAAGCGTCAGGGTTATCAGCACCAAATAGCCTGATTCTTGCACCGTTTATAAGCTCTACCCATAGCTCTGATTGATTGGATTTAGTCATTACAGGCTCGGCATAGCGTTCCAAATATCTCCAAGCTACTGATTTTGCTTGAGAATAAAAGGGTGCTATATAAGCGTATTGGGCGTGTTGTTTGCCATCTAGCAATGCTCTAACAATAAGATCATTAATACAGGCCACAGTCTTGCCACAACGCCTGTGGGCTACGATTACTGCCCAACGCTCCTTACGGTCATGAAAGTCTGCAAAAACGCTTCTAGGGCGGTATTTTAGCTTTATATCGTTACTCATCTGCCCATGAGATTCTTAAATCACCACCGTTTGATCCAGTAACCTCATTTACTTGGGTTTCTTTCCATCTAGCCCTAGTTTTTAACCAAAAGATAGCGGCAGCAGTATTACCCTTTTTAGCCTGACTAAACAAAGTACCAGCAATGGCAGCATTGGCGTCTATACGCCCTTCGTCTAGCTCATCTTTGTAATACTTAACCAGCGTATCGGCACTAATCTTAAGGCGTGTAGCGATATCCTCATGTGGGCAACCCAACGCAGATAAGCGTTTAACTTGTTCTCTTGTAGATTCGGTAGGCTTGTGCTCTTTTCCTTGGGCCATTTTATAACTCCGAAAGTTTATTCATTACATAGTCCATAGAGGCAGTATCCATAAGGCTAACTTGCTCTACTCGGTACTTTTCTACCCTTTTGAGCTTGGCTTGTTCTTGGATGGCTTTAGCTTGATGTATATATAAAGTGCCGTCAACAGGTTGACTATCGTGGTCATATACTATTACCCATCTTTTACAAGGTTGGACTTTCATACTAATTCGGCTTTCTTGCCTGTAAAGTCTTCCCAACGCTTGACTATGACATCACAGTATTTAGGGTCTAATTCCATTAAATAGGCTATTCTGCCGTTCTTTTCCGCAGCTAGCATAGTAGTACCGCTACCCCCAAAGCTATCTAAAATGATGTCCCCACCCTTGGTATTATTGAGCATTTGGTACTCAAATAGAGCCACAGGCTTCATAGTAGGGTGTTCTTTGTTTCTATTAGGCTTATCAAACTCTAAAACAGTCGTTTGTTTGCGATCAGTAGCCCATAAGTGTCCAGCACCCTCTTTCCAACCGTATAGGCAAGGCTCATGTTTCCAATGATAGTCTTGTCTACCCATAACCATAGTAGATTTCTTCCAAATTAGGCATTGGCGTACTTTCCAACCAGCATCGTGGGCAGCACCCCTAAAGTTGTAGCCTTCTGAATCTGCGTGCCATATATAAAATACAGCACCAGCTTTCATAACAGTATCTGCCGTAACATAGGCATCTCGTAAAAACTGTCTAAAGCCTTCGTTATCCATAGAATCGTTCTGAATAGTTAAGGCATCTTTAGTTTTACCCTCATAGGCTACATTATATGGTGGGTCTGTAAGCCACATATCTACTTGACGGTCATTTACTAGCTTTTGCATATCAGTTACGCTACAGCTATCACCGCACATAAGTCTATGATTACCAAGAATATATACATCGCCTAGCTTTGTTTTAGGCTCTATTGGCGTGTCAGGTACATCATCTTCATCTGTTAAACCCTCAGTACCTTGTATTACATTTAATAAGGCATCTAGTTCTTTATCGTCAAAACCTGTGAGTGTTAGATCAAAACCTTCATTTTCTAGGTCTTTTAACTCTAATGTAAGGAATTCGTTATCCCACCCAGCGTTCATGGCTAATTTGTTGTCAGCAATGATATAAGCCTTTTTTTGGCTTGCAGTCATATCTGAGCAGTCTATTGTGGGAACTTTGTCTAAGCCTAGCTTTTGGGCGGCCATCAATCTACCATGACCAGCTATGATACCTACCCCATCTACCAAAATTGGGTTGCGAAAGCCAAACTCTTTAATACTGGCGGCTATTTGAGCGACTTGCTCAACGCTATGTGTACGGCTGTTCTTTGCATAAGGTATTAGCTTATCTACAGCCACTTCTTTAATTTGCATATTTAACCAAGTAGTTAGTTAATCGTGCTTAATTATATCTTACTTAACTTCTTTATCCAAGTCTTTAAGTTTGTTAGCAATAGCAGCTCTACGCTCTAATCGTAAGCGTTGTTGTTTCTCTAGTGTAGATTCATGTTCCTTGCGAAGCATGGCATCTTCTTTTTTGTATGTTCGGCTCATAGGTTTCATTTGACATCTTCCTTCTGTAAGTCTTTAACCTTATCTTCAATCATTGATCTGCGATTTAGGCGATCTTGTTGTAGCTTGCGTAGGCTACTAGGCATACCTGATGAATTGGTAGGGTGCAATACTTGTGGCTCTTTACCGCTTTTAGCCTTGGCATTACTGTCTTTACGCTCGTAGTCAGCCATTACATATCCTTCATCTTTGATTCAATCATCTCTCTGCGTGTAGGCTTTGCAGTCTTGGCAGATTCTTTAAAATCCTTGGCTGTTGGGCGACCTTCGTCACCTTTTTTAGCCATCTTTTCGCCTGAACCAGCTTTGATCCTAGCCCTCTTTTTATGAATATTGGAATACAAGCCGTCACTCATGCTTTTTCCTCAATGTATTTAGCATAAGCATCTTCTAACTTGGCTTTACGATCACCTTTGGCGTATTCACGCTCAGTATTAAGGGCAATAGCAAGTGCTTGTTTTTTAGGCTTACCAGCTTTAACTTCAGCTTTGATGTTCTTGCCGACTGATTTTTCTGTACCTGATTTGTCTAGTGGCATGATTAAGCCTTGAATTTAAGTAGGTAAATGGTTGTATCAATTTCTTGGGCGATATTGTCAATCAATTGCACAATCTCTGAATCCATTGGCAAATCTGAGCGAGCATCTTTAACAAAGCGTTGTAATGATTGCAAGTAAGCTAAAGGCTCTTTAGGCAAGTGGTAAGTGCTTGGGAATTCGGTAATTTGACCGTAGATGCCAAAATATGTTTCAGCCAATTCATCAGTCAAATCAATAATCTTGTCGTAAAAACCGCCTAAAGCCTTATGTTTAGCGTAAGACTTAGTAGCCCAATGGAAAAAATGGGCATTTGTGCCTGAATGTAACAGGGTTGCAAGAAACAAAGCCATTGACTTTTCCATTTAAAACTCCTTTTTTTACATTTTACAATATCTTTTGAATAACACCTAGTGCTCTTAATGCAGATTCTATGCTATCAACCCTACAAACTGGGCCACCTTTCCACTTAGCAATGAAGTCTAATTGGTCAGGCGTGAACTTAGCCTTTTCATCCTTTTTTACTTCCATCAACATACTGACACCCCCATATCCCACAAGGAGATCAGGGCAGCCATGTCGCATGTTTGCAAGCGAAACGACTGTAGCACCTGCTTTACGCAATGCTTCTACAATTTGTTTATGATTCGTATCTACTTTAGAATATGTCATTGATTTTAAGTATTAATAATGTAGTATTGCGACATCTTAATTATAAGGGTACATAATGGCACAACCAGCATGTAGTGAAAAAGAATTTATAGAGTTATTTAAACTTCACCGATCCCCTAAGAAAGTCGCAGATATATTAGGCATAAGCGATAGAACTGTTCATGCTAGAAAAAAATCAATAGAACTAAGGCTTGGTATCAAATTAGAATCTAATGATAATCAAGGCAGACCTAAGTTCACCATCCCTGAAAACAAGATGCGTTGCGAGTATGAGCTAAAGAACGGCATCATTATGGTTGGTTCTGACTGCCACTATAACCCTGAATATACGACTACAGCACATAAAGCCTTCGTACATTATGTCAAAAAGTTAAAGCCTAACATGGTCGTAATGAATGGCGATCTATTTGATTTTGCTCAAATTAGTGCTCACCATAGAATTGGCTGGCAAAAGCATCCTACAGTACAGCAAGAGCTTGAGGAAGTACAAGATAGATTGGGTGATATAGAAAAGGTTAGACCTGCTGGCTGTATATTGCACCGCACTATTGGAAACCACGATTTAAGATTTGAGGGTAAGTTATCTAATCTTGTTGGTCAATACGAAGGTGTTAGGGGTATGTGCTTAGACGATCATTTACCGCATTGGTCTAGTAGTTGGTCTTTGGTTGTAAATGGTAATACGATGATTAAACACCGTTGGCACAATGGTATCCATGCTGTCTACAACAACATATTAAAAGGTGGAATGTCAATGGTAACTGGCCATTTGCACTCCCTCAAAGTCACTCCGCTAAGTAATTACTGTGGCGACTTATATGGTGTCGATACAGGTATGATGGCGGCAGTAAAAGACGATCAGTTCTTGTACCATGAAGATGCCGCTGTTAATTGGCGTGCTGGTTTTGCAGTATTAACTTACATCAACGGTCATTTAATGCCACCTGAGTTGGTTCAAGTAATCAATGAAGATGAGGGTCTAGTTTTCTTTAGGGGTGAATTACATGAGATTAACGCCTGATATATTAAAGAATTTATATGCAAGCCTGTATTGTTGCTATCCATATACAAAATGGAAGATGCCTTTACCTGAAGAAATTAAGTTTGTAGTAACTGCCGACCCTGAAACTATGGGTACATACCTATACGATACTGGTGAAGATTACGAACATACTATTACTGTATCTGCCGCTAGGTGTGGGCAGTTATACACCGTCTTAACTACGCTTTCGCATGAGTGCGTACACATGAGCTTTAGTAACCAAAAGGGTGATAAGTGGGCATCACACGGCCCTGCGTTTCGTACTCGTTGCAAAATGGTTGCGGCAGAGCTTGGTTTCGATGGCCTAGAATTGTAATTACTTAGTAGCCAACATATAAAGTCCCACATTAGCACCTGCGTAACAAGCGTAAGTGATACCCATAGGTAGGTTGCCTTTTGCAACCTGTTCGATTCCTATGTACAAATAGATCAATCCAGTAACAATAATTAACCAACTACTCAATTAATCTCTCCGTTTGTTCAAGTAATTCTTTTTCAGTAATTTTGTATACCGCTTCAAATCGTTTTCTACCCATTCCATGAAGTCCAATGTTTCCTCGATGGTGATTGGTACACAACGGTATGATGGGCGATTTCGCCCTAACACCCGCTCTTCTAATGTGATGTAATTCAGAGGGCGTACCCTCGTTGCCCTGATGCCTACATAGTGAACAGCCAAGTTCTGCAATTTTTCTAAATTTTTCTTTTTCACTTTTAGTTGCCATTGATACTTTCTAAAGCACCTTGCCAAACTTCCCACGCATCTTGCATGGGGTAATACCAATATCTTCCATCAGGTTTTTTTGAAAAATTATGAAATTCTGCTTTCCAATTTTCCATAATCCATTGTTGGAATAGTTTTTCTTTATTTTCCATTGATGTAGTCCATTGTCATTTGCTCTATTTTATCTGCTGATTCTGCAATATCAACGCTGATCTCAAGCATTTGCGATGGGTTTTTAGCTAACATGGATTCGTGATACATCCTAGTTAATACTTTTAATATTAGGAATTCTTCTTCTAATTTTATCATCTTGTCATCTTTTCTAAGTTACGGTTACTGGCTTGCTCTGTACGCCACGCATCAAAACGCATAGTAGCAGAAGTTATCTTCCATTTCAAAGATTCTGCATCTTCTGTGGCTTTTCCAATTGCAACGCACAAATCTTGATATTCTTGGCTTGCGTAGGCTTCTCGCTCTTGGCCGCCTAAACTATTCTCCATTGACTTCTTCATCATAATAGCTTTCAGGCTAGATTTATAGGCTTCAAGCTGGGCTAATTGACCCTTAGCTTTAGCATACTCAGGTGCGTTGTTGTATATATAATTTATTGCTTCGTGCGGATCATACTCTGTCATTTCCAATCTCCCTTTTGCCCTCTATTGCCTTTAACCCATTGGTCTGCAACATCTCCAAGTAACTTTGTTCGTCTGCCACCAAATCCATAAGTTGAAATATACTTGCGATACCACTCAATTCCTTTTTCTTGTCTATATACAAGGTGTTGACGGACTTCGCATCGGTGTCTTTTATCTTCATCGCTTAATCTCTTTGAATCTTTCATTTAACAGTTGCCATGCAATTCCAGCCACTTGTGGTACTTGTCCATTTCCAACGGCTTTAAGTCTGTCCACCCTTGCGGCCACCCCATCAACCATTCGTACAGGTTCGGGTTGATTGAAGATGTTATGTAAGTTCCATTGGCTTTTGCTGTTCTTGTCGCTCCACTTTTCCCTGCGTTCCCACCCCCCGATGGTGTCGTTGGGGTCGGCCACATAACTGGTTTCTCTTGTCTTTTGGCTAATGCTTTGCGACTGTTGCTTCCGCCCGATGTGCCTGTCGTAGGAGTGTGAAAGAAATTCTCGTTGTCGGCCAACAATCCATATTCGATCTCGCTGGTGTTTAGCACCCACATCCCCTGCTCCCAACACTCCCCATTCCGCATCGAACCCAAGTTGGGCCAAATCTGCAAGCACTCGTTCAAGTCCTCTAGAAGCGAGCATTGGGCTGTTCTCAATGTATGCGTATTGGGGTCGTACTTCGCTAATAATCCTTGCCATGTGCGACCACATTCTTGAACGCTCTCCGTCAATTCCTGTTCCTTTTCCTGCGGCAGAGATGTCTTGACATGGAAATCCGCCCGATACGACATCAACAATTCCTCGCCAAGGCTTTCCGTCAAAGGTTTGAACATCATCCCAAATCGGGAAAGGCGGGAGAAGTCCGTCATTTTGTCGGGCAGCAAGTACGCAAGCTGGGTATTGTTCCCACTCAACGGCACAGACAGTTCTCCATCCAAGGAGATGTCCCCCAAGTATTCCGCCACCAGCACCTGCGAAAAGAGCCAACTCATTCAAATCTGTTCCTCTAATTGTTTGATCTTCATGCTAATTCTTGCTCGCCATTGTTGCCAACCCTCACCAGCGTAAGCAGGGCATTGAACCTCTTGTGCTTTTTTAGCAGTCAATTCTTCTGTTGAATACCAAGGTAAATCAGGCTTTTTATTCTTTTTAACTTCCATGTCTAACTCATCTTCCCAACGACCTTGATTGATCCATGTAGCAGGGTGAGGGATA